GTAAAGTAAAGAATAAAAATAAAAAGAACTACGCAAAAGGATCTACAGTAAGGACTGCTAATTATTAATGCCTAGACCAAAGCTTAAAGAAGGAGAAAAGGGTAACTACCGTGTATCAATGGAAGAGTACATGCGTAGGGAAGCTCGAAAAAAAGTAAAAGCTAAAAATAAAAATTTACAAAAACAAAAGACAAAAGTAGCTAACCTTTCTCAAGGAGTAAAAAAAGCTAATGAAGCTTTGAACGTACTAGAAAATGGAGGTACGTTAAGCGAGGATTCTTTAGAACAAGCTCCTAAAGCTATAAAAGATGCTATAAAACAAGGGTCACAGATAATATTTAAATCTAATGCTGGCCCACAAGAAGAGTTTTTAGCTGCACCTGAAAAGGAAGTTCTCTACGGAGGAGCAGCAGGAGGGGGAAAATCATATGCAATGTTGGTTGATCTTCTTAGGTTCGCTTCCAATGGTAATCACAGGGCTTTACTTCTCAGGCGTACTCTGGGCGAACTAACCGAGCTTATAGATCAATCTAGAAAGATATACCCAAGAGCTTTTCCAGGCTCTAAATTTAAAGAATCGAAGTCAACATGGGCATTTCCTTCTGGAGCTACGGCTACTTTCTCATATGTAGATAAAGATTCAGACGTTACTAGATATCAAGGGCAAAGTTTTACATGGATAGGTATAGATGAACTAGGACATTATCCTACACCTTATGTATGGAACTACCTCAGATCTAGGCTGAGAACTACCGATCCAGATATAGAAACGTACATGAGAGCAAGTGCTAACCCAGGAGGAATGGGCGGTTGGTGGATAAAAAAGATGTTTATCGACCCTACGATACCAAATCAACCCTTTTGGGCTACGGATGTAGATACTGGTGCAGTATTAAAGTATGGCCCTTCTCATGCTAGAGCAGGACAACCTTTATTTCAACGAAAGTTCATTCCTGCTAGATTGACAGACAATCCATACCTGATGCACTCAGGAGAGTACGAAGCTATGTTGCTTTCTCTGCCAGAGGTAGAGCGTAGAAGATTGCTAGAGGGTGATTGGGACGTTGCAGAAGGTGCTGCTTTTTCAGAGTTTGACAGGTCTGTACATGTTGTAGAACCTTTTGAAGTACCTACTAACTGGCCTAGAATAAGAGCAGCAGATTACGGATTTAGTTCTCCTTCCTGTGTTCTTTGGGCAGCGATAGATTGGGATAGTAATATATGGGTCTATCGGGAGTTGTATAAAAAAGGACTAACAGGAGAAGATTTAGGAGATTTGATCGTACAACTAGAAGCTTTAGACCCTCCTATGCAGATATCTGTACTTGATAAGTCTTGCTGGTCTAAAACTGGCATAGGGCCGAGTATAGCAGAAACGATGATGACAAAAGGAGTTAGATGGGTTCCTTCTGACTCTAATAGAATGGCTGGTAAAATAGAAGTACACCGAAGATTAAAGATGGACGATATAACAGGTCAGCCTAGACTTAGAATAGCTTCTACCTGTACAAATTTAATAAGAACTCTGCCTACATTACCTTTGTCAAAAACCAACTCAGAAGATGTAGACACAAAAGCGGAAGATCATGCGTATGATGCTCTTAGATACATGGTTATGATGCGAAGATTGAACTATAATTTAGAAAGCTTTTCTCGTAGAATAAAAGATAAACCAATGGAAATGGCAGATGCCGTTTTTGGATATTAATAAAATTAACATCAATATTAAAGGAGATTAAAATGCCATACGGTTATAAATACCCAGGAATGAAAGAGATGATGGGTAAAGTTAAACAGGGAGATTTAAATAATGTTCCAGATGGAAAGTTGTTTCGGATGCCTTTGGAAAAAAAGGTTCTAGCCGAGCCAGATCAAAGCCAATTTTCAGACCAGTCAAATTCTAAACCAGCTAATAGACATGTGGATGGTTCTATTGACCGTTTGCATGGAGACTACTCACTTCAGAAAGATTTTTCATAGATAAGGAAAAGGGCATATGCCACCTGATGATATAGAATTAGATGAGCCTATCGAACTAGATCCTGATGAAGTATCGAATCTTGCAGGAGTTATAAAAAGTAAATTTACAGATGCTGAAGAAGGTAAACGGGCAGATGAACTGCGTTGGTTAAATGCGTATAAAAATTATCGTGGAATAACAGACGCATCTTCACAGTATAGATCTTCTGAAAAGTCAAAAGTATTTTTAAAAATTACAAAAGTAAAAGTGCTTGCTGCCTATGGTCAGTTGACCGATATTCTTTTTGCAAATAAAAAATTTCCTATAACTATAGAACCTACTCCTGTACCTGAAGGTGTGGCTGAGTTTGCTCATTTAAATATGCAACAACAGCAGCCTACAGGCCCAGAAGGTTTCGAAGGAGATGGCAAGGAACTATTACCTGGAGCATTAGAAGCTACAGGAACGAGTAACAATCCTATGCTTGCAGGATTAACTGCTAAGTTCGGGCAGTCAGATAACCTTGTTCCAGGCCCAGGCTATATGGGAGAACCCCAGATAAAACCAGCAGCCGAGACAGCTAGAAAAATGGAAAAGGTCATAATGGATCAGCTTCTAGATACTTCTGCTGTAAATGTTCTACGCCATGCTATTTTTGAATGTTCTTTACTTGGAACTGGTATTATAAAAGGCCCATTTAACTATAGTAAAAAAGTACACCGTTGGAGAGGCACTGGAGATGATAAAGAATATGATCCTTACGAAAGAACTGTTCCTAGAATAGAAGCAGTTAGCTGTTGGGATTTTTATCCCGATCCTAGTGCTACAAACATAGAAGATTGTGAGTATGTAATTCAACGGCATAGAATGAACAGGGAGCAGGTTCGAGATCTTATAAACAGGCCGTACTTTGATGAAAAACGGCTAGAATTATGTTTAGAACAGGGGCCGAATTATGAAGAGAGGCATTTTGAACCTACTATTCGTTCAGATAATGATCCTATTAATGATAGCAATAGGTTCGAACTCTTAGAATATTGGGGTATTTTAGATTCTACTTTAGCGGAAGAAGCTGGTATAGAATTACCAGCAAGTATGTCCAGTATGACATCTGTGCAAGTAAATGTATGGGTTTGCTCTGGCATGGTAATTCGAGCAGTTGTAAATCCTTTTACTCCTATGCGTATCCCTTATCAAGCATTTCCTTATGAACTAAATCCCTATCAATTCTTTGGTGTAGGCGTAGCAGAGAACATGGAAGATGCTCAACTTCTTATGAATGGTCATATGAGAATGGGTATAGATAACCTAGCTCTTGCTGGAAACTTAATATTTGATGTAGATGAAGCACAGTTAGTACCAGGACAATCTATGGATGTATATCCTGGCAAAATATTCAGGAGACAGACAGGTGTAACTGGTACTGCTATAAATGGCCTTAAATTTCCTAACACAGCACCTGAAAACTTACAGATGTATCAAGTAGCCCGTCAGTTGGCAGACGAGGAAACTGGTATTCCAAGTATTGTACACGGTCAAACAGGTGTAACTGGCACAGGTAGAACAGCATCTGGTTTATCCATGCTTCTAGGTTCTGCTGGCCTTTCTATTAAGACTGTGATTAAAAATATTGATGATTACTTACTCAAGCCTATGGGAGAGGCATATTTTCAATGGAACATGCAATTTAATGATTTAGATATAGAAATTGTAGGAGATTTGGAAATTAAACCCAAGGGAGTAGCTGCTGTGATGCAGAAAGAGGTCAGATCTCAACGATTGACTACACTTTTACAGACTGTAAGCAACCCAATGCTAGCACCCTTTATTAAAATTCCAAACTTAATAAGAGAGATAGCCGTGTCACAGGATATAGATCCAGATGAACTGGTAAATGATCCTAACGAAGCTGCTATCTTTGCTGATATATTGAAAGGAATGGTAAATGAACAAGGAACAGGCGAAGCTCCTGCTGCCACTGGTCAACAACAGGCAGGGATGGAAGGGGCTGGAGGAGTACCTGCAGGGGCTAATCCACAGGATGCAACAGCAACTGGTGGTGGAACAATCGGAGTTGGAAGTACGCCGACTCCAGGGGAAGCTGGCTTTACTGCAAATACTGGTCAAACTCAAGAAGTCGGTTAATGATACGATAGAGGTAGAAAAGAAAAATGGCAACGATAGCTCCACTTCCAATTAGTTTTAATCCTAATGATTTTACTAGTGACTTTTTAATAAGTGCTGTTGGTAATTATAACAGTTTATCTAGTACGGAACGCTCTTTATATTCAGATGATTTATCTTTCGAGCCTTTAAAACTAGATACAGCAAATTTTGATAGCTCAATGTCAAACCCAGGATTTATAAATTTTATAACTGGGAGAAAAGCTTTCGGGCCTACAGTATATGTAGATGAAGCATCTGAAAAACGAGCACAGCAAGGAAATGTGCCTAGTGCTTCAGAACTTGCAAGAAGATTGCGTGAACGTACTCCTATGTTTCGTGAGGGAGAATCTATCCCATCTTATGATCCAGCTTCAGGCTTAACAGCCCAACAATTCTGGAGCCAGTACCCTTCATTAATGTATGCAGGGCAAGGTTTAAAAGGTACTATATTTGGAGTTGATAATAAAGAACAGGCTGAAGTTAACGAAAGTCCAAATGTACGTCCTAGCTATCAACAACCTAAAGATACTACTCCTATTGGTCTTGGAGTTGCTTCTGGATCATCAGAGGCTTCTCTACGATCATCACTTAGTAATTTAACACATATGAATGTAAAAGATTTACAAACGCATAAAGCTATTGGTGATCTTTTTGGATTGGATACGACAACAGAACAGGGTTTAATAGATATTAAAACTCAAATGGATAAATATGGAAAAATAGACTTAACTGGTAAAACACCAGATACTGGACAAGCAGACACTCCCCCAGCAGTTCCAAGTCTTCCTCCAGGATTTAGCTATGGCCCTGCTCAGGGTCAAGGTCATGGGGATGTTGGCAATACTGGCGTTAGCACTCCAAGCAGTGCCTCATCACCTTCAGCAACCGCTACTGGAATCTGCTTTGTGGCTGGAACTATGATGACAATGGGCAATGGAAGTAAAGTTAAAGTTGAAGATATTAAACTTTTAGATAAAATACTAGGGGCAGATGGAAAAATTAATGAAGTTATAGAAATTCATAGAAAACTCATTGGAAATAGAAAAATTGTATCTGTAAATGGTAGTGAATTTTTCTGTACTGAAGATCATCCATTTAAAACTAAAAAGGGTTGGCAAGCGGTCAATAGTACCATGTCTACAGAATTATATCCTAATTTAGACATTCTTAATACTGATCTTGCAATTGGGGATACAGTAGAAACTGAAGATGGCGATATTATTGTAGAAAAAATAGATACAAAAGAAGTTCCAGTAGATACACAGATATGGAATTTCGTAATGAATAATGATCATACATATGTTGCAGAAGGTTTTGTAATGCATAATAAGAAAGAGGGTGGAAGAGTCCACGGTTTCATCAATAATTAAAATATAAAATAGATTGAATAGGAAATAGTAGTGCCAAATTTAACAAAACAAATGAATAATATGCAACAAAATTACCAACAGGGAAATAGAGTTACTCTAACTTCTGGTAATAACCTTTCTAGTATTGAAAGAGCTATAGTAAACAGTATACAAGGAGATACTGCAAATGTAAAAGTGTTGCGTAGTTCAGAAGGGCAGTTCTTAGGAGCAGTAGACTTAAACGATACAACTAAACATGTAATTTCAAGTATGGATGATCTAGATGTAAGTTTAGGAATTATAAAACCTTACGAAATGGCAATGATGAGAGATCCTAGACAAGCAGGACAACTCAATAGAAAAAGAAACTGGAACAACCGTAGTAACATTTTAAATTCTATTTATCAATCACAGTTTGCTAGACCAGAACCTGTATCAGATGATCAAAGAACTAGAGAACTTTTTGCAAAACAGGAAAAAGGACAACAGTTAGATTTAGAACAAGAAGGACAGTATCGTGCTGGTATGCAAAGAGATCCAGTAGAACTTGAAGATACTAGACCCGTAGTTGGAGAAACAGTAGGTGGTGCTGGAACAAGATACACTTATGAAGGAGTTAGATATCCTGAAGATCAGAGGCCAATGGGGTTTGTTCCTCCTGCAAGACGAGATGGATATCCTAGTGCTCCTCCTGAAACACCTTACAGATCAAGAGAACAGGATTTAGAAGAAGAAGGAGCTTTTGATAGAGAAGCATTTCGTAGTAAAAGTTTTTCTAATGAAGAAAGAGCTAGAATACTAGAAGGTATTGAACGAAGAAAAGATAGAACACCCAGACCAGAAATAGAATATATACCTTATAAATCTCCTACTGAAGAAATATTAGAAAGAAGGGCAGAAGGAAATACATTTGTAACCGATCCTGATGATCCTGATAATATTACAGTTGAAAGAATACCTGCACCCGTACTAACATTAAAAGATAAACCTTTAAATATGCTTGATTCTGAAAGATTGTCAGAACCTTCTAGAAGAGAAGCTTTTGTACAAGATACGGGTACTAGCCAAATGGTATCTGAAGGTAGGCCATCTGGAGTTAGCACTGAAAAATTTGTAGAACAACCACCTGAAGGTATGCCATCTGGAGTTAGTACTGAAAGACCTTTTGTCAGGGAACCTTCAGTAGATGTTACAGAAGAAAGATCTCCAGATCCCAATCTAGACATATCTAAAAACCCTGGAAATGTAAGATACGTTGAAGGTGTAGACTTTGCAGGGGGAACAGGGAAAGACGATTCTGGTTTTGCTACATTTGATAGTGACGAAGCTGGATTAAGAGTTTTATTTATGACTTTACAACAGGGTAGATACAGGGATAAAACTATAGCAGAAATAGCAAATACTTATTCTCCTCCCAATGAAAATACTGCAGAAGATATTCAAGGCAAAATAAATGTTATTACTCAAGAACTTGCTAGATTTGGTATTACAGGTGCTGATAGTAAAGTAGATGTAAATGATCCAGAAATTCTAGAAGCTTTAGCAAGAGCAATTATAAAATCGGAAAAAACACCAGAAGAAACAGAATATTATTTAAATCTTCCGCAAAATATTTGGGATAGAGCACAACGAGACTCTACTAGAGATATGCAAGCAGGAGGTGTTATATCGTTTGTACAACCAAAAAAATTTACTCCTCAAGAACAGAGATATTTAGATTTTCATAGAAAAAATTTAGATGAAGGTCTAGGCAGAGAAAATCCTGACGGTAGTATGACAACTATCTTGGGCAAAATTATATCAGATCAGGAAGGTACAGCGTATTTAATACCAGGATATAATCCTAGTAATAAAAAAAATATGACAGACCAAGAAGCTTGGGATCGTGCTAATGAAATAGGGTTAGAAAATTTTCCATCAGCAGCAAGTGTAGATCTTATGAGAGCTACAGAAAAGGAATTAAAAGAAGTAATAAATCAAGATATGGAAGATTATCGTAAGAACATGCAAGCAGGGGGGGAAGTTCCTCAGATAAACAAATCGGGCCTTATACAAGGAGAAGGAGGGCCGACTAGCGATAGTATCCCAATGAAAGCAGAACCAGATTCTTTTATTATAAATGCTCCTGCTGTAGAAATGGCAGGGGGCAAAAAAAAAATAGATTCTATGGTAAATAAAGTACAAAAACAACAGTCCGTTTCTGGCTTTAATCAATTTGGTAATCCTGTTACTGGAGCACAGGATATAAATGTATCAAATGGAGAGTATAAAGTATCTAAGAAAGATGCACAGAAAATAGGGTACGATACGCTTAATAATATCAACGATGCTGGCAAACCTTTTGTAGCACAATTAGATTCTAGAGGTTACGCAGAAGGAGATAGAGTTTCTGAATCTCAAGCAGAACCGATGCAAGTAAAATTCGGAGATAAAACTTTAAATGTAACCGATCAGGAAATAGAAGGACTTGCTAAACTATTATACACAGAAGATAGAGATACTGTAGCTACTGATGCTATACTAGGAGTAATTATCAACAGAATGAATATAGCTTTACATACAAAAAAAGGAAAAAGAGATTTTGCAAGTAAGAAAGATGATACACCTGTTAGTCTTATGAATATAATGGCATACCCAAATGCTTTTGAACCTGTTTCTAGTAACCCAATTAGAAATGGAGTTTTAACCTTTGATAGAGATAATGCTAGGATTGTAGCTGATTTACAAAAAGATAAATCTGGTATACTTTCTAATTTAAAGAATTTAATAAAAAGTACTTTTAATGAAATTAATTCTAAAACGTATTCTAATCCAGCAGGAAAAGCTTTGTGGTTTCAAAACCGAAGAGATGCTAAAGGTACTGGCCTTACTGAAAATGTAGAAAATGAATACTTCAATACCTATAGTACAAGAATTATTCCACAAGAAATTGTCTCAGATCAAGGGGTCGTACCATTTCTAAAATCGACTGCTAAAGCTGCTATAGCTGTTATAGAACCAAAAGAAGTAGAATTTTACGAAGTCAATCCCGATAAGAAAAAAGTTGCTGCATCTAAAAAAATTGACTTTAATTCTTCTTACGACAGAGATTTTTATAATAAAGCTAAAGAACTCAATTATAATACATCTATCCCTCTTCCTGTATATAAACCAGAAGGATTTATGGCAACAGAGGAAGAAACCAGCCCTAGAATAAGCATAGTTCCTACTACGCAAGATCTAGGGGCTGCTGGACAGAATTTTTAATACCTTTTAAGATTAAATAATCTTAGAAGCAAATAAGATGGCTACCTGTGCAAACGGCCCCATCTTCAACAACCCTGTAGAGGCTACCCAGAGTAAAAACTGGCCCCAAAGGAGGAAAAATGACTGACAATACTACAGAAGTAGAAGAGAGTAAAGTTACCAAGCCGACCCCATACCAAGGGGAATACAAAAGGCACTTAGATGATCCAGATCCAGAATCAGAATCTGAGGACACTTCACAAGAGGCTACTCCAAAAGATGACGGATTTTTGAATCATAAAAGTAAACCAGACCACAACTATAAAAAAAGATATGATGATTTAAAATCTCACTATGATAGGAAACTAAATGAGTGGAAGCAAGAACAAGAAACTTTACATGCACAACTAAAGGCAAATAATTCTCAAAATGTACAAGTGCCAAAAACTGCAGAAGAGTTAACTCAGTTCAAGCAAAATTATCCAGATGTTTATGATATAGTTGAAACGATTTCAATGCAAAATGCAGATTCTAGAGTTCAAAATATTGAAGAACGACTAGAAGTTCTAAGAGAGCAAGAACAACAAGCTTTACAAAGAACAGCAGAGCAAGAACTACTTGCTTTACATCCAGATTTTGTAGAATTAAAAACAGATGAATCGTTTTCGGAATGGTTGAAGGATCAGCCTGAAAGTATTTCCAATGGTGTACTAAAAAATGGTACGGATCATAAATGGGCAGCTAGAGTAATAGATCTTTACAAAGCTGATAGTGGTACGACTCAGAAAAAAACAAAAGGTAGACCTTCAAAGGCTGCTGAATCTGTAACCAAGACACAGAAACGAACTGTACAATCTAAGGGAGATAAAAAAGTCTGGTCTATTACTGAAATAGAAAAGATGAAACCTTGGGAGTTCGAGAAGTACGAAAAGGATATAGATCAAGCTAGGCGAGAAGGTAGACTAGAACCCTAAACTAGGAGGAATAAGTTATGGCTTTTTCTGCTGCTGGTGGGTACTCCAATCTCCCTAATGGGAATTGGGCTCCTGCTATCTATAGCCAAAAAGTTCTTAAATTCTTCCGCACAGCCTCGGTTGTTGAGGATATTTCAAATACCGACTATGCAGGAGAAATTGAAAATTTTGGTGACACGGTTAAAATCATCAAAGAGCCAACTATTTCTGTCGCATCGTATACTCGTGGTTCAGTTCTAAGCCCACAAGAGTTGCAAGATGACCAACTAACACTGGTAGTTGACCAAGGCAATGCGTTTGCTTTTAAAGTAGACGATATTGAAGAACGTCAAAGCCATGTTAATTGGGAAGCCCTTGCAACTAGTTCTGGTGCTTATGCATTGAAGAACGAGTTCGATACAAACGTCATTGCTGCTATGGTTTCAGGTGCTGGAACTACAGTAGGTTCTGACGGTTCAGGACAGGATGTTGGTTTTGCTTCAGGTGAAGTTGACCCAATCAATGTTCTAGCTAACCATGCTAGACGTTTAAACTCAAACGATGTGCCAGAGGAGAATAGATGGTTCCTAGCCTCTCCCGAATTTTGGGAACAGGCTGCACAGACTTCCAGCAAATTGATGGATGCTTCTGTAACAGGGGATGTAAATTCACCTTTGCGTAACGGTAAAATCTTTGCAGGTAAAATCCAAGGATTTTCTTGCTATATGACTAACAATTTTGCTGCATCATCGACAAGTAACTACTACAAAGTTATGTCAGGTCATATGTCTGCTGTTGCTACAGCTAATCATATTGCTAAGACTGAAGTAGTTCGTGATCCAGATTCCTTTGCGGATATCGTGCGTGGATTGCATGTCTTTGGGCGTAAAGTTATTCGGTCAAAAGGTTTGATCGTTGAACACATCACAATAGATTAAGGAGGGAATAGAAAATGACTACTTATGATCACACAACAGGTCAAGGTACGTCTGGACATCCCTCTCGTTCTAGGGGTGTTTACGTCCTTGAAAAAACCGTAGATATCGCTGCTGTTTGCACGGCTGGCGGTATCAGTGCGTTAACTGCTGCTGATATTATTCAAGCGATTGATGTTCCAGCAGAATCGTATATTATACATGCTGGTGTAGAAGTTCTTACTGCTCTTAACGGTACTACTCCTACGCTAGACGTTGACTTTGCTGCAGGGGATGACTTTGTAGACGGGTTTGATGCTACAGGTACTGGCTATGCTGGTGCAGGTACTAACGGTCATGTAGATTATACGGCTGTTACTACTTTTTCCAATCGTATTACTGCTACAGATACGATTGATATTAAAGTAAATGCAGGTGCAAATGACGTTTCAACTGGTAAGATTCGGGTATATGCAATTCTTGCAGATATTTCGGGTCTAGATGAAACTGATTCACTTCAAGCAGTAACATTCTAAATTAACTAGGAGAGGGAGGGACTAGTTCTCTCCCCCTTCTTTAACTTTTAAATAGGAGATATACTAATGGTTTCTATGACAACTGACCTAAATAATAGGTTTTTGCAAGTGCCACAGTATGCAAGCAGCTATGATCTTACTGCTGGAAATGCTCCGTTAATGACTGTATCTGGTTTGCGTAGGTCTGTAGAAGCAATTACAGATTCTACTAAGACTTTGGTTGCAGCAGATTCGGGAAAAATTTTCACTCTAGATCGTGCAGGAGGAATTACTATTACTTTACCTGCTGCTGCTGCAGGATATTTCTTTGACTTCGTTGTAACAACTACTTTTACTGGAACCTGGACTATTAATGCTGCTTCAGCTTCTGATGTATTACAGGGTGGGTGTTGGATTGTAGACAAAGATAATGTAGATAGCCATGTAGCTGTTAACGCAGGTGCTACGATAGGTTTTTCTACTCCTGCTGCTGCTGACCATCAATTTGTTGCTGATGGAGATACGAAAGGCCGATTTCTTGGAAGTCGCTTAACGTATTTAGCTGCAAGTGATTCTAAATGGATCGTTGATGGTGTTATTTTTGGAGATGGTACTTTAGCATTACCGTTTACCTAATACTGTATAAGTTTAATTATTCAATACTTGCTGTAACAGGAGTATTGTGTAGATCTTTAGGAGAACACTATGAATGATTTAAGTAAAATGTTCATTGGTTTTGACCGTATGTTTGACCAAATGTTTACAACTGTAAATAAAACAACTTATCCACCATACAATGTGGAAAAAGCAGGTACTAACGAATATAAATTGTCTATGGCTGTTGCAGGATTTTCATCAGATGATCTGACAGTTACTACACAAAAAAATACTCTTAGTATATCTGCTAATAAACAGGAAAAAAATGATTGCGATTATACATGGAAAGGAATTGCTAACAGAAATTTTCGTAAAGATTTTTGCCTAGCACCTAACATGAATATTACAAATGCCAGATTAAAAGATGGGTTACTGGAAATAGACTTAGAAAAAGTTATTCCAGAAGAAGAAAAAGAAAAAGTAATTGCAATATCAAAGGAGTAGAAAATGAAAATACTTGCTGCCATTTTATTGTCTGTAATTATTACACTAGGATCGACTGTAGGATTTGCTAATTCAAATAAGAGTGGTACTGTACCTAAACAAGAACATTTAGAAATGTTATATCCTACAGTTCTTGTAAGAGTAGGTAATGGTACAGGTTCTGGAACTGTTATACATTCAGAATTAAACAAAGAACAAGAGTATGAAAGTTATGTTCTTACAAACTGGCATGTAGTCCAGAATTATGTAAAGATTACTAAGGTATGGAATTCAGATAAACAAGAAAATGTAGAAACTGAAAACCGTAGACCTGTCAACATAGACATGTGGGAATATAATAATTTTAGTACGGCTGTAGGCACTATGGGAAGGCTTGCACATATCGTAGCTTATGATAAAAGTAGGGATCTTGCTTTGTTACAAGTTGCAGATAAAGAAAGACAGATGCCTCATGTAGCTACTCTATACCCAGAGGATAAAGATAGTGGCCCTTGGATATTTTCTACAGTATACGCAGTAGGTGCAGGATTAGGTAAACCTCCTTTTCCTACTATGGGACTACTTTCTGGATATGGTAGAGACAGAGATGGTAATAATCTATATTTAGCATCAGCCCCGATTATATTTGGTAATTCAGGAGGTTCTTTGTATGTGTACAGTCCTCGTAGAGAGTACGAACTAATTGGCGTACCAAGTATGGTATCAGCCTACGGGTGGGGAAATGTAGTTACTCATATGGCATGGGCTAGGCCAATATCTGAAATTAGAATTTTTTTAAGATCCAATGGTTATGGTGAAAAAATACTCGGAGATGAGCCTGAAGTAGAAGAAATAGAACCTATAAGAAATTTTATAAAAAGAGATTAGTAAATGGTTGGTAATTTACAAAGATCTGTAAGATTAATAAATGCTGCTGTAAATTTAACCAGTACAAATTTGACTACTGTATACACAGTACCTGCTAAAACTACAGCTATAGTTCGAGAAATGTTCATAGCTAATTACGATAGTAGTGCTAGAAATTTAAATATTCAGTGGACAGATACTTCTGCTAGTGCAACTTATAGTCTTATACATGATAAACAGATAGCTACTGATGATTATTTAAGACTTGATAATTTGAATATATATTTAGACGCAACAGATGTTTTAAAAGCACAAGCTGCTACTGCTGATGCTTTTTATGTATCTGTATTTTTAGAAGAACTATTTACACCTATCTTGTAAGGATCAGTAATGAACTATCTTACTTTGTTTAATAATATAATGAGAGAACTAAACGAACCTACTATTTCTAGTAGTGTAAGTGGACAATCAGCTTCTTTTCATGTGTTCATTGGAGATACAATAAATAAAGCTATTCGTGATATAGATTTACATCAAGTAGAATGGCCTTGGAATTATACATCTGCTGAGTACGCTCTTATTCAGGGTAAAGAAGTTTATAAACATCCAATTAAACTTACTATAAGTGGAGGTTCGGGAACTTTTAGAAAACATGAACGTATCACGGGGGGTACGTCCTCTGCTGTAGGAGTTGTACAAGTTTCAGAAACTAATTACTTAGTTGTAGAACCTCTTTCTGGAACATTTTCAGCAGAAACTATTACAGGTGTTTTTTCAGGAGCTACACGAACAGTAGGGACTGTTATAAATTCTAGACATGTAGAATATGATAACATGATTCTAGAACCTAGAAATGTTTTAGAAGGTGGAGAATTTGAAGTTTCTACTGACTATAGTAATTACTGGACTTCCCGTTCTAGCAATCCAGCAGGTACATCTACTTCTGGTACTCCTGCTTTTAGTAATGAACATAATGGCTCTGTTGTATTAAATGATGGAACTATAGATACCCAACTGTATGATGCAGATGGTAAAACTGACCTGTCCGAAGGAGAAACTTATCGAGTAAATGTTAGGTTTGTTTCTGGAGATACCAGTGCTACTACAGCTACCTTAAAGGTGTACGCAGGTTCTTCTGCAGATAAAGATGCTGATCTTTCTACCTCTTTTACAACTACTAATTTAGGATGGGGTAAAACCTATACTACGACTTTCACACCTTCTACACAAACTCCCTTTTTAACTCTTTCAAATGAAGCTAGTGAAAATGTGCATGTAGATTTTGTAACAGTTTCTCTGGATGAAGAGGGTAAAAAATTAGATTTTATTACATGGGAAGAGTACAGTTCTAAACATAAAGCATACGATAGTAAACGTGATCCAAACAGGTACAGCACACCTTCTGTTGTAACTAAAAGTTTAAATAGTGAAATAATAGTATCTCCAGTGCCAAAAAGCGGTGGGCATAATTTAAAATTTGATTTTTGGGATGAGCCTACAGAATTATCTTCCGATACAGATACTCCAGACTTACCTGCCAGATACCATGATGTTATAACTGCTAGAGTCAGGTACTATGCACATACCCTAAGATCAGACTATCAGGCTGCTTCTTTGTGTTTACAGGAATATGAAGAAGGTATTAAGAGGATTCGTACAGAAAGTATAAATACCAATAATTATATAAGGGCGGTGTAAATGCCACAAACTTCTCAACAACAACCTTTTCCAGTAGCTTGTGAAGGAGGTTTAATTAAAGATACAAGTGTCTTGGCTATGCCCCCTGGAGCTTGTAAAAAGTTAGAAAACTTTGAACCTTCTATAACGGGAGGGTATCGTAGAATAAACGGCTTTACTAAATACGATAGTAATGAAATTTCTGGTTCTGGCTCTGTTCTTGGTGTACAGATATTAGGATCTAGTGTTATTGCAGCTAGAGGAGCTAATTTAGTAAAAGGTACAGGTTCTGGATGGACAAGTATAGTTACCAATAGAACCAGTGCTGGTAGGTACAGTTTTACTAAATACAGATGGGCTAATACAGAAAAGATAGCAGGTGCAGATGGAGCTAATCAAGCTTTTATCTACGATGGTAGTACTTACACTTTATTAAGTGGTACTGGAGCACCTTCAGATCCACATACTGTAGAAGAGTTTAGAAACCATTTATTTTTTACAGGAGCTAATTCAGGCAATACTAGTCAGATAGATTTTTCTGCTCCTTTTTCT